TATTTAACTGGCGATACAGTTGTTTATGATAGAAATGGTAATACTGCTTTAACTAACTTAGTTGATAAAGAAACTTATTATGTTGTAAAGATAGATGCTAACACTATTAAATTAGCAACAACAAACTTAAATGCAATAGCAGGAACAGTTATTACTTTATCAGCAACAGGTGGATCACAAACTCATAAATTAGAAAAAGAAATAATTTATAATCAACGAGTTAAATGGTCAGCTCTTAATGATAGTTCAGACTGGACTCCAAGTGGAGACACACAATCTGGTTATCAAGATATAGTTGGCAGTCACGGATCTGTTCAAGCAATTGTCGGTGGAGAAAGTTACGCTGTTATATTTATGGAACGAGCAATCTATCGTATGGATTATGTCGGAACTCCATTAATATTTCAGTTCTCAAAAGTAGCAGATAATATTGGTGCTTTTATACCTAAAAGTATTGTTTCATTTGGCTCAGAAATATTTTTCTTAGCTCAAGATGGTTTTTATAAACTATCTGGTGGAGATACACTAACACCTATTGGTAATGGTAAAGTGGACAATTATTTCTATAATGATTTATCTAGTGATTTAGACGGAGTGTCGAGTGCTATTGATCCAAACAATAGTATTGCAGTTTGGTCTTATAGAGGAGCAGGTGCAGAAGGTACGAGTGATATAAATAATAAATTATTAATTTATAATTATTCAGTAGATAAATGGGCTACAGGTAGTGGCTTAGATTTACAATTTGTTTCTAGTGGATCACAAGAAGCGTTTGATACATTAGAAAAATTAGATGTACTTGGCGATTTAGATGCTTTGCCTAAAACTTTAGATAGTTATTATTATTCATCTGGTGTTTATGGTTTAGCAGGATTTAATTCAGAAAAAAAGTTTGGTAAATTTCTAGGTGGAAGTTTATCAGCAACAATAGATACAACAGAGTTTCAAGGAGCGAAAGACTCTAGGAGTGCAATTACTAATGTTAGACCAATAGTTGATGCTAAAACGCAATCAGCAGTTGCAGTTACAGTTACTCCTATAACAAGAAGCTCACAAGCTGAAACAATAACAATAGGTAGTCCAGTTTCTATTCAAAGTAGTGGAGATTGTCCTATGCGATCATCAAGTAGGTATCATAGACTTAGAGTAAAAACGACTGGAAATTTTTTAACAATGTCTGGTGTTGATGTAACAGCTAGACCAACAGGTAAACGATAATGGCAACAAACCAATTTCTTAATGTACCTGTGTCAATGCCTAACCAAGCACAGCATTTACGATTAATTTCAAATACTGTGAACAATACACTTGATGGAAAGTTAAACTCAACAGGAGATGTAACTTTACGAGCAAGTCAAACAACAACAACTTTAGTTGATGAAAGAATATCAGTTAATTCTGTTATTATTCTTGAGCCAACAAATGCTAATTCAAATACAGCTAAAGCAAATTTATATGTTTCAGCAAAAACAGATGGATCAGCAACACTAACTCATGCCAGTTCTTCAAATACCGATCAGAAGTTTGGTTATGTAGTTATTGGATGATATTAAAAGTACCAAAAGAAGATATACATTTAATATGGAATGAAACTGAGCCTTTACTAAAAAAGGCTTTAGATGACTGCTACACAGCAGATGACATCTTAAAAGGATTAATTAATAACAGCTTCCAACTCTTTATTAGTTGGAATAAAAAAGTGGAATGTGCAGTTGTAACAGAAGTTGCACAGTATCCACAAAAAAAGATTTGTCGTTATTTCCTAGCAGGAGGTAGCAACTTAAATAATTGGTTAGAGCCAATTCAAAAAGAAATAGAAAAGTTTGCCAAACTTAATAAGTGTCAAGCAATAGAGGTTGCAGGGCGAAAAGGATGGGCAAAAAAATTAAAAGGATATGAACAAAAAATATATTTATTTAGCAAGGAATTATAATGAGTAAAGGTAGTAATCCAACAAATGTAACAACAACAACGAGTGCAGAGCCTTCTGAATTTGTTAAACCTTATGTTACAGAAGCATTTGATCAAGCACAAAACTTATTTCAATCTGCAACTCCAAACTTTTATCCAAATCAAACATATACAGATTTTGCACCAGAGACTACTGCTGCTATGAAATTAGCAACAGCTAGATCATTAAATAATCCTTTACTTGCAAGTTCACAAAATGAAATAAATAATATTTTACAAGGAAACTATTTATCTCCAACAAGCAATCCTTATTCACAAGCATTGTATAATCAAATTGCAGGAGATGTAACAAGTGGTGTTCAATCACAGTTCTCTAAAGCAGGAAGATTAGGAAGTGCAGCTAACCAAGAAGTATTGGCTAGTGAACTTGGTAAAGTAGCAAGTCAAGTGTATGGCGATCAATACAATAAAGAACGAGAAAATATGATGATGGCTACTCAATTAGCTCCTCAATTAGCTCAAGCAGATTACACTGATATTCAAGCATTAGGTGGTATTGGTCAACAAAAAGAAGCTATGGAAATGGCTAAAATTCAGGATGCTATGGCAAGATTTGATTTCGAAAATCAAAAACCGTATTACAAACTAAGAGAGTATTTAGGATCAATAGGTGCAAATGTGCCAACAACCACAGCACAAACTAGACCAGTATTTAGAAACACAGGAGCAGGACTTCTTGGTGGAGCAATGCAAGGAGCTCAGTTAGCAGGTCAAATACCAGGTGTTAGTGCTGGAATGGGTGCAATTGGTGGTGGACTTCTTGGAGGATTTTTCTAATGGTAAGTTTATTAAATAGACCAGAATATTATAATAATCCATACAAAGCAGAAGAATACACAGGAACTAATTTTTTAGGTAATCCAAATTTTCCTCAATATAGTGCATTACAAGCAGGTCAAAATTATTATTCAAATTTACCTAATTATAAAGGCAATTCTTATGGAATGAATACACCTAAAATGTCAAATCAACAAAAAGGTTTTTCTTCTTTAGGTCAACAAATGGCTATGAATAATCAAATGGGAATGGCTAACAATGTTAATCCTAAAATGGCAACTAAACCAAATTTAACAAATAATTTATTAAACTATATTGTTTCTCCTCAAGGTAAAGGAATGGCACAAGGATTATTAGAGGCTAGTGGTTATAGTGCTACGCCAGTTAGTTTTGGTCAAGCATTGTCTCAAGGTATGGCTAGAGGAAATGAAGCTCAAGCTAGAGCTGATGAACAAGCATATAAAAAACAATTATTTGATTTTCAAAAAGAACAATTTGAAGAAACAAAAGCTCAAAACGCAGTATCTAATTTTTTAGCTAATAAAAAAATTGATGTAGATTTACAAAATGCTTTAAAACCTCAACTTAGTTCATTTACAAAATCAATAATGGCTGCAGGTATTGATCCACAATCTCCTCAAGGTCTTGCTATGTTAGAAGCTGAATTAAAAAAAGCATCAAACACAATAACAATAGATCAAAAAGGCGAAACTAAATATTCTGAAGATAGAGGTTCTTACGCAGCAAAACAATTAAATAAAATGGAAGATGATGCAGAAAGTGCATACACAAAATTAGAAAATTATGAAATGATTACTAACTTACTCCCTGCTTTTGAAACTGGGGCATTAAGTGAAGGTGTAATTGGTGTAAGTAAAATTGCAAAAAGATTTGGTTTAGATATTACTTTTGGTCAAGATATTGCTGCAGGAGAAGCTATAAGAAGTTTAACTGGATCTCTAGTTATGAACACTTTGGCAGAATTTAAAGGAGCAATATCTGATGGCGAAAGAGATTTTGCAAAACAAATAAATTTAGGTCTAGGACTATCAAGAAAAGGTAATGAAATGCTAATTGATATAAATAGTAGAATTTATAATAGACAAATTGTTAAAGCAGATATGGCTGTTCAATGGGAAGAAAAATATGGTGGATTAAGAAAGAAAGATGCAAATGGTCAATCATGGAATACTACTTGGAAAAAATACATGGAAGAAAACCCTCTTTTTGATGAAGAATTTAAAAAACAAATAATTGCTCAATCAAATGTTAGAGATGCAAAATATTCAGATGGTATTCAAATTATTACAAATAGTGATGGAGTGGATGAAGAATACATTGAAAACAATGGTCAACTTTATAAAATTAAAAAAGTGGAGACTGAATAATGGGAGAACAAACAGTTTTAGAGCCTGTCACTGATGAAAACATTATTAATAAATTTAACGAAAATAAAAAAAATTATAGTGGATTTTATTCAACTGCAAGAAAATTTGTTACAGGAGAAGGAAGAACACAATTTCCTGATTTACAAGAAGTAGGGAAAGCAGATGAATTAACTTTTGGTCAAAGTGCTAAAATAGGAGTTGGTAATATCTTAACTCCAGACATTAACGCAAGAATGCAAATACTTAAAGAGCAAGTTCCAAATGCTACTTTTACTTATGATGATTATAATAATCCAATGGTTACTTTTGGAAATGGTCAATCTTATTATATGAATAAACCAGGTTTTAGTCAGCAAGATTTTTCAGATTTAATTAGTGAAGGATTAAAATATTGGACTGGTGGAAAATTAGCTACTACAATAGCTGATCCAAAAAAATTAATTGGAGGCACTTTATCTCAAGCTACAGGTGCAGGTGCAGTTAGTATAGGTGGAGATATAGCAGCTAAAAGTTTGGGAGCAGAAGATAATATTGATACAACAAGAGCTGGTATAGTTGCAACTTTAACTGGTAGTTTTGTTCCAATAGGAGCTTTAGGAAAAGCTGGGTGGACTAAAATTTTTGGTAATAAAAAATATGTTAATGCAGATGGCTCTTTAACAAAAGCAGGAATTAAAAAAATAAAAGAAGCTGGTTATGATCCAGATACTATATCTGCTTCTCAAGCAAAATTATTTCAAGCTTATTTACATCAAGGAGGCAATGCAAAATTAGCAGCTGCAGCTGTAGAAGATGGAGCTTTTGGTATTCCTTATTATAAAGCACAATTAACTGGCGATAAAGAAATTTTAGGAATGTTAGAAAGAGCTAGAAAAGGAGCTTTTGGAGGAGACATACAAAAAATTATTATGGAAGGAGACGCTAGGCAACAATACACCATGCTTAAAGCTCTTCAAGATATACAAGAAAACATAAGAGTACCTAAAAGTAATTCTATGAGTGGTGCTTCTTATAAAGCAATTTTACAAGATGATGAAGCTGGATCAATTCTTATGTCATCTTTAAGAAAATTAGATGATGATTTTATTGAACAAATAGATGAAGCTTATAAAGCAGTTGATGAAAATGCTTTTTTTAATGGAGAGTCTTTATTCAAATTAAGAGGAAATATTAATAAAAATATTAATAAAAATAGTGTAATGGATGCAGATTTAACTCCCCAATACAACATAGCATCAAAAAAATTAAATAAATTTATAACAGATCATTACAAAAATAAAAAAGGTGGAAAATTAGATTATGCAACATTAAAAGCAATAGACACAGAAAGAAAAAAAATTAATGGGTTTTTAAATAAAGCTGAAAAAGGAAGTGTTGATTTTAAAAACTTATCTATAATGAAAAAAGAATTTGATAATTTTTTTGATGATGCAGTTGATCAGGCTCTTTTTACTGGAGATGAAATAGCTTTACAAAATTTAAAATTTGCTAGAGGATTAGTTAAAGAGCATAAATCACAATTACGAGTTAATGATGCTTTTAATAAAGGATTTATTGTTAAAGACGAAGCTGGAAGAGTAATTAATAAAATAATAGCAGATCCAGATATTATGCCAGAACAAGCTCTTAATTATATTTTTGGTAGTTCTTCTATTGGAATGAAAGATAGTTCATTAAAAATTATTAAAAAATTAATTGGAGAAAATGGTATTTACAAAAAAGGTGGAGCAGAATTTGACGCATTAAGACAAGCAGCTTTTAATCGAATAATTAAAAAAGCAACTTATAGAGATGGTTTTCATGCAGATAAATTTGTTAAGGATTTATATGATGCTATTAATGGTAATGGCAAAAATATAATGAAAGAATTATTTACACCTAATGAAATACAAATGTTTAAAGATTTTTCAAGTGCAGTACAAAAAACAATAACACCTAAAGATGTATTAAATCCATCAGGTACAGCAGATGCTTTGGCTAGATTATTTACTGGCTCTCTTGAAGCTTTGGCAAAAATAGTTGGTTTTAAAGCTGCAGGAATGCAAGGTTTAATTGCAGCTAAAATATTAAACTCTAGAGGTAGAACTGCAATAAATCAAAGAGCTGGAAAACAAATTATTGAAGGTATTGGAGATAATACTCAAAATATGTTTATTACAAATAGAGGATTAATAGGAAGTGAAACCTCCAATATTTATCAAGGACTTTTAGCAAATGAGCCAAATAAAGAACAATTAGAAGGATTAATACAATGAGCAAAATTTCAACATGGAGTACAACTGCAGACGATAATAATGCTGCAGTACCTAATGGCTGGGCAGAAAGTATGTTGCCGAGTGGTGTTAATAACACTGCTAGAGAAGGAATGGCTCAAACACGGGTTGTTTGGAATGACAAAGAATGGTTTGAAGTAGGAACTGGCTCTGGAACAACAACTGTAAATAGAACTGGTAATACAACAGTTACAATTGCTGCAGATGTAACCTCAACGCATCATGTTGGCAGACGAGTTAAAATAGTTGGAGCAAATACTGGCACAATATTTACACATATTTCTATTAGTGCTTATTCTTCTCCTAACACTACTTTAACTTTTGCAAGTGGAACTATATCTGCATCTGACTCAACTATATCTTTATATCTTGGATCGCCTTATGTTAATCCAAGTGTATCTATTGTTGATGAGGATAACATGGCTAGTAACTCAGCAGTTCTTCCTCCTTCACAGCAATCAGTTAAGGCTTATGTAGATGGTGGAACAGCTACTATTACAGGAAAAACAATTAACCTTTCTAACAATACTCTTACAGGTACTACTGCACAATTTAACACAGCATTAAGTGATAATGATTTTACAACTCTTGCTGGATCAGAAACTTTAACAAATAAAACTTTAACCTCTCCTGTTTTAAATACAGGAATAAGTGGTACAGCTTTACAAGATGATGATAATTTTTCTTCTGCAAGTGCTTCAAAAGTTGCTTCTTCAGAAAGTATAAAGGCTTATGTTGACTCACAGGTTACTGCGCAGGATTTAGACATAGCAACTGACTCTGGAAATATAGACATTGATCTTGATAGTGAAAGTCTAACATTAACTGGTGGAACTGGTATTGATACTTCAGCAACAGGATCAACTGTTACTTTTGCCATTGATGGAACAGTTGTTACAGAAAGCTCTACCGATACCTTAACTAACAAAACAATCAATGCCTCAAATAACACCCTTAGTAATATTGGTAATAGTGCTTTATCTAATAGTTCAGTAAATTTTGGTGGCGTATCAGTTTCTTTAGGAGCTAGTGATACTACTCCTGCATTTAATTTATCAGACGCAAATAATTATCCAACTAGCTCATTAAGTGGAACTATATCTAATGGTCAAGTTGCTAGTGGTGTAGATGCAACTAAAATTGCAGATGGCTCCGTAAATAATACCGAATTCCAATACATAAACTCATTAAGCTCAAATGCTCAAACACAAATAACAGCTCGATTACAAAAATCAAATAACCTAAGTGATGTTGCAAATGCTGGAACTTCAAGAACTAATTTAGGTCTTGGCACAATTTCAACACAGGCTTCTAATAGTGTATCAATCAGCGGAGGATCAATCACAGGTATAGGTAGTCCGAGTAATAATAGTGATGTTGCTATCAAAAGTTATGTTGATGAAGCTGTAGCCGGGCTGAGAACAAGAATTATTGCAGAATGTGCCTCAACTGCCAATGTAAATATTTCAAATGGTTTAGAGGCAGGAGATACAATAGACGGAGTTACGCTTGTTGCAGGAGATCGCTGTTTGTTGAAAGATCAATCTGATGCAACAGAAAATGGATTATATTTAGCTGTATCTTCAGGAGCAGCTTCAAGAGATCCAGAATACGATACAATCGCAGAATTATCTGGTGGTCTTATTGTAGTAAATCAAGGATCTGCAAATGATAATAAAATTTTCCTTTGCACTACAAATTCAGATGGATCAATCGGCTCAACAAATATTACATACACTCAAGTTACTCCAAGCAATACTGGTACAGTAACGAGCATAGGTTTAACGCAATCAGGATCAGAGTTTACAATAGGTAACACTCCAATAACTTCAAGTGGAAACATAACACTTGCTGTTAATAGGATTGCAGCAACAAAAATTGGAGCTAACTCTAATGTCAGCGATACTGAATACGGATATTTAGATGGAGTAAGTTCATCAATTCAAACGCAAATAGATAGTAAGGCAGGTGCAGGATTTGCAGTTGCTATGGCTATCGCACTGTAAGGAAGGATAATAAATGGCTCAAGATTTTGAAAGGTCTTACGCATCTTCTATATCAAACTCATCTGGGAGTCCTACAACTTTAGTAACTTCCAATTCAGATGATGCTTTAATATCTATTAGATGTGTAAACAAAACAACTAATTCAGCTAATGTAACTGTTTTAATAGCAAGTGGAGGAACTGATTACAATGTAATTAAAAATGCTCCAATACCGAGTGGATCAAGTTTAGAATTAATCGACTCTGGATCTAAAATTGTTATACAAAATTCAGATGTTTTGAAGGCATACGCAGATACAGCAACAGCAATAGATGTTTTAGTAAGCTATGTAGATAGCATAAGCACATAAGGAGAGAAATGAGTTATCAAGGAAATAAACCAGCTACCAGTTTTGAGAGTCCAAAGAAAGATCGTTTTACTGGTATTAGTGGAACTACTTGTAGTCTTACTCATGCAGTAAGTAGTGTTTCAGACATAATTGTATGGGTAAACTCGGTCAAACAGGATTTTACAAATTATAGTGTTTCTGGAAATACTTTGACTTTAGGCGGAACTTTAGTATCTGCCGATATAGTTGAGGTTACTTATGTTGGTCGTACATACGGCTCAATAATTCCCTCAGATGCGAGTGTTGGATTAAATCAACTTTCTGCAACAGGAACTAAATCAAGTTCAACTTTCCTTGCAGGAGATAATAGTTTTAAAACTGTTTCTGGCACTACAATAAATAACAATGCAGATAACCTACTTATTACAGGTAGTGGCACAGCGAATACTTTAAATGCTGAAGCTAAATTAATTTCTGATGGCAGTGGCATAATTATTAGAAATGCGTCTGTTGGAACTGCAACTGCAGGTAAAGCTGATATGTTGGTTATTGAAGGTAATGCTTCTGGAGATACAGCAGGAATGTCTATACTTACAGCTAATGATGAGTTTGGTGTTATACATTTCGGTGATGATGCAGATGTAGATGTTGGTAAAATAGAATATTATCACGGCAGTAATTATATGAGATTTTATACTAATGGCTCTGAAGGTATGCGTCTTGATAGTAGTCAAAGATTATCTTTTGGTGCAGATGCAGTTAGCACACCTAGATTACATTATCCTAACAATGACCCTCAATTTGTAACAAAGGTTGGCTCAACATCAGATAGAAACCATTATACTTTTGGTAATACTAATGGAACAGTAGGTGCTATTAGAACAAATGGCTCATCAACTCATTATGAAACTTCTTCAGATTACAGACTTAAAGAAAATGAAGTTGCAATATCAGATGGTATAACAAGACTTAAAAGTTTAAAACCATATAAATTTAATTTTAAAACTGACGCAGATACAACTGTTGATGGTTTCTTTGCACATGAAGTAACACCAGTAGTACCAGAAGCTATTAGTGGTGATAAAGATGCTATGGCTAAAGTTTATTATGAAGAAGGCGATACAATACCAGAAAATAAAAAAGTTGGAGATTTTAAAGAATACTCTACAACTGAAATACAACCACAAGCAATAGACCAATCTAAATTAGTTCCTTTACTGACAAGTGCATTACAAGAAGCAATAACAAAAATAGAAACTCTTGAAGCAAGAGTACAAACATTGGAGAACGCATAATGCCTTTTACAACAATAGACGCATCAAAATTAGGAGGTACTACACTTCCTGCTCTTAACGGAAGTGCATTAACAAATATTAGTGCAGGAAAAATTGCACAAGTTTTACAAAGTGCTAACGAAGGAGAAACTAATGTTACAAGTGATAGTTATACTGGAATTAGTTTATCACAAG